TGGAGAAGATCTTTAATAAGACCTCTGATACTTAATAGTATTCTTATCAACCTCCACAAAGGTCATTCTACTCATATTTTATAACTTGTCAAGTGTTGTTTTATAATTAGTGCCGTGGTATAATTCATACATATTATGAGATTAACTTATGATAAGACCAGGCATGGCAAAAAGAAAAAGATCAGAACACTATGTTAATAACAAAGAGTTTCTGGCAGCACTAATCAAGTATCGTGAAGACAAAGAGATTGCACTAGCAAAGGGTCTTCCTAAACCTCCCATTCCTCGCTACATTGGGGAGTGTTTTCTGAAGATCGCAAATCACTTGTCGTTTAAACCAAACTTCGTGAACTACATGTTCAAGGAAGATATGATTTCGGATGGTATCGAAAATTGCGTACAGTATATACATAATTTTAACCCAGAGAAATCTCAAAATCCTTTTGCGTATTTCACTCAGATTATTCATTACGCTTTTCTGCGTCGTATTCAGCGAGAGAAAAGACAATTAGAGATCAAGAATAAAATCATTGAACGCTCTGGTTATAGCGAAGTGTTTGATGATAGTAACACTCTTGACGGTTCTAATTATAGTGACTATAATAGCATCAAAGATGCTGTGCATTCAAAACTTCGTAATTGATGAAAGTTGCTATCATTACCGACCAGCACTTTGGAGCTCGTAAGAACTCCAAATTGTTTCATGACTATTTTCTAAAGTTCTATAATGACGTGTTCTTTCCTGCTCTGGAGAAGGAGGGAATCAAAACCATCATAGACATGGGAGATACTTTTGACAGTCGTAAAGGTATTGATTTTTCTGCTTTGTCATGGGCGAAGAATAATTACTATGACCGTCTTCAAAAGATGGGAGTAACTGTTCATACCATTGTAGGAAATCATACTGCTTACTACAAAAATACTAATGAAGTCAATGCGGTTGATCTGTTGCTTAGAGAGTATGAAAATGTCACCGTATATTCTAGACCTACTGAAGCTAAGGTAGGTGATTTAAACGTTCTTTTTGTACCATGGATCAATCAAGATAATGAGGAAGAAACTGTTAAACTTGTTAAAAAGACAAGTTGCAAGTGCGCGATGGGGCACCTTGAGTTCAATGGATTTAGAGTTAATAAACAAATCGTCATGGACCATGGTCTTGACAGCAAATTATTTAAGAAGTTCTCTAAGGTCTACTCGGGACACTACCACACTAGATCAGATGATGGTCAAATCTATTACCTCGGCAATCCCTACGAGATGTTCTGGAACGATGTCAAAGACACAAGGGGATTCCACATCTTCGACACAGAAACCTTAGAGCACTATCCGATCAACAACCCATATCGGATATTCTATAACATCTATTATGAAGATACTCCACATCAGACGTTTGATACCAGAGAGTATGAAGATAAGATTGTCAAAGTAATTGTTCGCAAGAAAACCGATACCAAAAACTTTGAAAAGTTCATTGATAAACTCTATACATCTGGAGTTGCAGAAATGAAGATTGTTGAGAACTTTGATTTTGGTGGTTGGTATGATCATGAAGACGATGACTTTGAAACTGAAGATACCATGTCAATCTTGAACAGGTATATTCAGGAAGCAGAAGTTAGTTTGGATAAATCAAAAATTCAAAAGTTGATGACTGAGGTTTATCAAGAAGCTTGTGAGATGATATAATATGTACATACTCACAATCTATGGTAAAGAGACAGAGGGAGCATATTCTGTTCATGATGATGATGGAGAACAAATTTTATATTTGTTTGAAGAAGAAGACGATGCTATGAGATATGCTATGATGTTAGAAGAAGATGGCAGTCCTGACATGCATGTCATCGAAGTTGATGATGAGTTGATGATAAAGACATGTGAAATGAGTGACTATAGATATACGGTTATCACCGCACATGACGTTGTAATTCCTCCAAAAGAAGAGCATGATTTTATTTGAGAAAGTTCGTTGGAAAAACTTTTTGTCTACTGGGAATCAGTTTACTGAGGTTAATTTAGAAGAGAACTCTACTACATTGATCATTGGCACAAACGGAGCTGGTAAGTCAACCATCCTTGATGCGTTGACATTTTCTCTGTTTGGAAAACCCTTTCGTAAGATCAATAAACCACAACTCATCAATTCAGTCAACGAAAAGGACTGTAAGGTAGAGGTAGATTTTTGTGTCAATGCAATCAACTGGAAAGTTGTGCGAGGCATCAAACCAAATATTTTTGAGATCTGGAGAAATGGATCTCTTATGGATCAGTTTTCCTCTGCAGTTGATCAGCAGAAATGGCTGGAACAGAACGTTCTGAAGATGAACTATAAGTCGTTCACTCAGATTGTAATTCTTGGTAGTAGCACTTTTGTACCCTTCATGCAATTGCCGGTATCTCATCGAAGGGAAGTGATTGAAGATTTGCTAGACATTAAAATCTTCTCATCAATGAATACTGTTATAAAAGAAAAAATTAGATTCCTGAAAGAAGAGATCAAAACTCTTGAACTGAAGAAAGAGTCGCTTAACGATAAAGTTACTATGCAGAAAAACTTTATTGAAGAACTTGAGAATCGTGCGACTCAAAACATTGAAAATAATAAAACTAAGGTAACACAACTTCTGGAAGAGGTTGATGGGTACATGAGTGAGAATTCCCTGACAGAAGAAAGTATTTTAGGATATACTAAAAAACAGGAGTGTGTAACAGGAGCGACAAAAAAACTTCGCACTCTTGGTCAGTTGAAGGGTAAGATTTCCAACAAAGTATCAACTATTACGAAGGAGCATAAATTTTTTACAGAGAATACGGTCTGCCCTACCTGCGATCAGGCAATTGAAGAGACCTTTAGAATAAATAGGATTAGCGACGCTCAAACTAAAGCTAAAGAGTTGCAATCTGGTTATAAAGAACTGGAAGAGGCAATTAAAGAGGAAGAGGAGCGAGAGCGTCAATTTACCACCCTATCAAAGGAGATCTCAAAACTAACTAATGACATTTCTAAAAACAATGCTCGGATATCTGGATGTCAACGACAAATCAGAGATCTGGAATCGGAAGTTCAAAGAATTACCGATCAACTTGCAAACAGAAATACTGAACATGAAAAGTTAGAAACCTTTAGGGATAATCTAAAAACTACATACGACGACTTATCTTCTAGGAAGGACACCATCAACTATTACGATTTTTCGTATAGTTTACTTAAAGACGGTGGAGTAAAATCCAAAATCATTAAGAAGTATCTACCGCTGATAAATCAGCAAGTCAATCGTTATTTACAAATGATGGACTTCTACATCAACTTCGCTCTTGATGAGGAATTCAACGAAACCGTCCAGTCCCCAATTCATGAAGATTTTTCTTATGCTTCTTTCAGCGAGGGAGAGAAGATGAGAATCGATCTGGCACTGCTGTTTGCTTGGCGTGAAGTGGCTCGTATGAAAAACTCTGTCAATACTAATCTATTGATCATGGATGAAGTATTTGATAGCTCTCTTGATGGGTTTGGCACAGATGAATTCTTGAAGATCATTCGCTTCGTTATTAAAGATGCCAACATCTTCATCATCTCCCACAAAACTGGTATGGAAGACAAGTTTGGGAATGTGTTGAAGTTTGAGAAAGTGAAAGGATTTAGTCGAATGGAGGAGAAGTGATGCCGACTTATATACATGATGTCATCTCTTATCCAAAACCAACTAAAAGATTACTCTTCATTCATATTCCAAGGACTGGTGGTAGATTCTTTCATGAGAATTTAAAACTTAATGGGTTCCATGACGAAGCAGGACTAAATCGATGGGATAGTATGGATGGTGTAGAATTGACACACTTTCATCGTGATTTGTATGAAAAGTATTTGGATATAGAGGGCATACCTCATATTGCAATCGTTAGAAATCCAATTAACAAATTTTTTAGCGCATCTAGTTTTTTTAAAAGAATGTATGGTGAGGACATACAAGAGTTGATGGAAGATGAGTTTATGTTCTTCAACATGCTCAACAATTTTCCTCTGTCAGAATCTGTAAATTGGTTTAGACCTCAATCCGACTTTGTATCTGACAAAACTCACATCTGGAGATTTGAGGATGGGTTAGGTGAAGAGTTTGCTGAGTGGGTTAGTGATATTCTTAAAATCACTTTCACCATTCAAGATGTGCCATACAGAAAACTGACCTACGATGAATCAAATAAACTAGAGAGAACTGATAAACTTATAGATAATGTTAGAAAGATCTGTACTAAGGACATTGAGCAGTTCTACCCCGAATTGGCAACACCACTCAAAGAAAGAGAAGAAGAGAAAGTTGAAACCGCAAGCATTGCGGGCTCGGCGTGAGGCACTGCGCCAATTCAAAAAGCGTCACATGGGTCGCCCAAAAGGCGACCTTTCGTTTTATTATGGGTACATAAAGGAAGAAACCCATGGCAGTCAAACACGAAATCAAATCTCAACTTGCTAAACTGCTTGCGACAGAAGACCTCATCATTGAGCACAAGCAGGTTGAAACTGCACAGTTTAACGTCTCTACCCGTGTCTTGATTCTTCCTCTTTGGGAGAAAGCAAGCAACAGTGTGTATGACATGCTGGTAGGTCATGAAGTTGGCCATGCTATCTTCACTCCTAATGTGGATCCTCCGTCTGACATTCCACACTCATTCGTGAACATCGTTGAAGATGCTCGCATTGAGAAGTTGATGAAGCGAAGGTATATGGGCATCTCTAAATCTTTCTATCAGGGATATAGTGAGTTGTTCGATCAGGATTTCTTCAACATCGCTGATGAAGATGTGAATGAGATGAATCTGGCAGATCGTGTAAACTTACATTTTAAAGTCGGTAATTTTGTAGATATCTCTTTCAACTCTGAAGAGAGTGTGATTGTGCAATCAATTTCTGATTGTGGAACTTGGGAAGATGTGATTGCTGCAGCAAGAGATCTTTATGAATATTGTAAGGATAATAGAGAAGAAAGTATTGATATGCCCCCGCAACTTGAATCCAATAAAGGATCTACAAGTCAAGAGCAATCTTCAGAATCAAAAGTAGATTATGAGTGTGAAGATACCGTAGATGATAGCAAAGGACAAATTCAGCAGGGATCTTCTGATGTTCCTGTTGACAGTCCTGCCGATGATGAGATTGAAGTAAAAACTTCACAATCCCTTGAGGAGAATCTTAAAGATCTTGTAAACACCTCTGGTGTGGAAAACATTTATCTGGAAATTCCAGAGGTTGATCTGGATGCAGTCATTGCATCTAATGAAGAGATTCATCAAGAGATTGATGGTTTCTTTAACGTTCAGGAAAAAAGGTTTGCGGAAGAGTGCCCTTCTCTGTTCAAAGCACATGGGTCTGTCTTTTCTGCTGCCGATGAGTCATTTTCAAAATTCAAAAAATCAGCACAAAAGGAGGTTAGTTATCTTGTCAAAGAATTTGAGTGCAGAAAATCTGCTGCTTCTTATGCTCGTTCTTCTGTGGCTCGCACTGGAGTGCTTGATTGCAGCAAGCTCCATACCTACAAATACAACGAAGACCTTTTTAAAAAAGTTACATCCCTCTCAGAAGGAAAGAATCATGGACTAGTTTTTATTCTTGATTGGTCCGGATCAATGTCTCGTGTTCTTCAAGATACTCTAAAGCAACTCTACAATCTGATCTGGTTCTGTAAGAAAGTAAATATTCCTTTTGATGTGTATGCTTTCACCAATGAATGGAATCATGCACATTGGGATTGGAAAACAGGAGCTTACCTCCATGCAGATACAACACCTCTGTACAAAAAGAAACAGCATGTACTCTCACTAAATGATGATTTCTCTTTGATGAATCTTTTTACTAGTAAAACTCGTATCAAAGATTTGGAAAAGCAAATGCGTAATGTATGGCGTCTAGCACAATCTTTCATGGGTGGGTATAACAATCATTACTCCTATCCCATGCGCTTGTCTTTGTCTGGCACACCTCTGAACGAATCTCTTGTCTGTCTTCATCAACTCCTGCCGCAATTCAAGAAAGAACACAATCTTCAAAAAGTTCAGTGTATTGTTCTTTCAGACGGTGAAGCAAATCCACTACCCTATCACGTTGAAGTTCAACGCCGCCCTGATGAAGAACCATACATGGGGTGCCGTAGGATTAACCCTGGTATCATGAGTTTGCGTGACCGTAAACTTGGAAAGGTTTATTCGATTGATTATCATTGGCATCAGTTTACAGATTTGTTGCTGCAGAATCTTCGGGATAATTTTCCGTCCGTAAACTTTATTGGTATTCGTGTTCTTGAGAGTCGTGATGCTAATGGATTTATCAGAATGTATAATGAAACAAATACTGATGAATATCTGAAAACTGTAAACGAATGGAAGAAGACCAGAAGTTTCAAGATCAAAACTTCAGGATATCATGCTTACTTTGGACTTTCTTCAAATACACTTTCTCAAAATTCTGAGTTTGATGTTGATGATGGGGCCACGAAAGCAAAAATTAAATCTGCATTCGTTAAGAGTTTGAAAACCAAGAAACTAAATAAGAAGGTCTTAGGAGAATTCATGGAACTGGTAGCATGAGCAAACATCATCGTCTACCCTTTAGGCACATCGTTCTTGAGGATACGAAAGAAGTGCTGATAGTTGTAACAAGTGCCATCACTGCCATGGGTGTTGGTGCAATGGTCAACAAATATTATCCGGGTTATACTGCAAAAATAATTTCTGAAAACTATTACCAGCAAAGGACAAATGACTAACTGTCTACTGGGAGCATAAACTGCTCCCTTTTGCGTCTATAATGGTTACATCGAAACAAACAAACAATGTCTCGCATCAAAATGACCGACGATCAAATTATTAATGATCTGAAGGATACTTACGGCACAGAGTTTACTGCTGCTGATGTCCGTGGGTATTGTGCTTCAACTGGAGTGTCTTATCAAACGGTCACTAAGCGTTTGGAGGACTTCAAAGTTTCTCGTGGTAAGTGGAATCTGGAAGTAACAAAAGAAACAATTAAAGATCTAGAAGTAACGTATAATGGACCTGCAGCACTCCCCGCTGTGGAGCAAAACCTTATCCCCCAGAAAGATGATTCCTTCGTCAAGTTTGGCAATTTCGGTGATGTTAAAAAAATTATTCAGTCCGGTCTATTCTACCCTACGTTTATCACGGGTCTCTCGGGCAATGGTAAAACGTTTTCTGTCGAGCAAGCGTGTGCCCAACTCGGACGAGAACTCATCCGTGTAAACATTACTATCGAAACCGATGAAGATGATCTTATTGGCGGTTTC